ACCATCGGATAACATACTATTAAACCAGTTCATTTATTAATCGTTTCTTGTGTTTCTAGCTACAGGATCTCCTGGCTCAAGACCATATGATGATGGCATTGAAGGCATACTTGGCATTCCACCCATACCCATTGGTCGTGGTGGCATACCTGGAGTTGGTGGCAAGCCACCCATTGGTGCTGGTGGTGTTGCTGGTCTATTTGTCCAACCAGAAGTTGCTGCTTTTAGTGCTTCTTTCTGTGCATCTTTATCTCCGCCTGCCAGCATAATACCTGATAGAGTACCTGTCAAGAATGTAGCAATAGGAATAATCAACTCAAAGAACTTCTGATCGATAGGGCTGATAGCGTTCAATGGTTGAGTAACGAAGATGATAGAATAAAGAACTACGAAGACAATTCCAACAAGGGTAAAAGAAAGACAGATACCGATGAAGAATTTCAGACGAGCCATTAACTGCTCTTCTGTGTACATAACTGGTTCGCTCATTTGCATGCTCCTGATTGTGTAGTAATTGGTTTTGTAGTTTCACCATCTTTAGGAGGACCTAATCTAGGATCACGACCTCCCTTAAAAATGTGCTCTGGGCAAGTTCTGTTAACGTCACATAGTGGCAGTTTACAGATATCTTTATCCCAGTTAGCAGGGTCTTGACATGGGTAACGAAATGATTCTTTACTAACTATCGCAAAAGCAATAGGGATTAGTAGTAAAACTCCTATCAGCCATAGCAGATGTTTATCATTCATATCAGTACTCTCTTATAGTTATTATTTTCCAGATAGTGGATTATCTAATGCTTTTTGTATCTTACTATCTATTTCTTTTCGAATTTGGCGCATATCTTGCTCAGTTTCTCTGGACAATTGTTTGCCATCTCGCTCGACCTGCTCAACGACTTTTTCTAAGCGACGAATATCTTGCTTTAAATCGTTCTTAATGTCTTGCGTATATTGTACAGATTTTTCAGCATTTTGCTGAGTCACTTCAAGTTTTTTATAGATTTCTGTTAAATCTGGAGATACATATTCAGCAATCTTTTTCTTCATACCCTGATAATCTTTATAGACTTCAAATGTTCCATAAAGACCACCTAGGATAGATGAAACTAATGTAAAAGCAACCATTAGTTTAGCTGGGGTAAATTCATACCCACCAATACTTATAACTGTATCTTTACTGGCGTATTTCTTTACTGCTGCTTCTGCGTCGTCAATCTTTTTATTGACATCTTTAATTTGTTCTGTCATTTCTTTTCCTTAATCCCAATGACCCTTTTTCTTTTCTGTAGTAGAAGATCGTGGTCTTGGTGGTTGTTGTTGTGGTTTTTTAATTTTCGGTAATCGATCTTTTAATTCACTAATCAAATATACGACATACAGTGACACTGCTAAAGATATCACTGATATAATATAAGCGACGAATGCTAAATGCGTTTCCATTATTACCTATTATACTGTGAATCAACCATCTCTCGATGTAAATTATCTGTACCACCAAACATTCTCAAAGCACTGCGATTATCAACAGTTCTTTGATTACTGTAAACTGTAAATGGTTTATAACCAGCTGCATCTGGAACAATTGTTTTACCATACGCATCAAATCCAGGAGTGAATCCCATAGCTGCAATAACTACATTCTGAATTTGTTTTTGTTGTTCCATATCAGCAACTTTACCCATGTTACCTGCTAAGTTTTTACCATCCTCAACTGCTTTAGCTCTGGCTGCTGCTTCTCTTCTTTCTTGAATTGCTTGTCTAGCAGTTTGTGGTGCTGGTTTTGAATCTCCACTACTTTGTGAAGATTGTGCTGTTTGAGTAGAGCCACCGCCTGATGGTTTGTCTTCAGCTTTTTGTTCTTGTTTCTGTTCTGCTTTTTGTTCTTGTTTCTGTTCTTGTTTTGCAGCAACAGCAGTTGGTGCTGTAGGAGTGGATTGTTGTGGTGATTCTTGTCTTGTCACGTTAACAGGAGCAGATCTTTCGCCAGCATCTGCACTTGCAGATTGACGAGTAATAACTTGGTTCACGTTACTATCGCTGACTATAGCTACGCCAGTCTCAACTCTTCCAGTATCACTAACTCTAGTTGTCGGTTGATCCGTAGAAACAGTATTTCTAGTTGGAGAATTGGAAGCAGTATTTGTCTGTGGGTTTGGATTGTATCCAGGGCATAAAGTATTTGATTGTGGGTTAGCTGCGCAACTTGCCAAAGTGGTAGTATAGCTTGGGCAATATGAATATGTTAATTGATTTGAAGAACAAACATTTGTTGCTGTTGTATACCCAGAACAAAGAGTATTACTTAATGGGTTAGTTGAGCATGTTAGCTGCGCAGATGTATATCCAGGACAGTAAGATGCGTATAGGGAATTGATTGAACACTGTGTTGTTGCTGTTTGATAACTTGGACAATAAGAAGCATAAAGTGGGTTAGCTGAACACTGTGTTGTTGCTTGTTGATACCCAGAGCATTGTGTTGAATACAGTGGGCTAATGTTGCATTGTTGTGTTAGATACGCTTGCTCATATCCAGGGCAAGTTGTTGAGTATAAGGAGTTTAAAGAACATTGGTAACTTAGATATGCTGATGCGTATCCAGGACAGTTCACATCAAACAATGGATTAGCAGTGCACTGTTGAGTGAAGTATGCTGCTGCATATCCAGGACATGATGGATTATACAATGCACTTATAGAACATTGTTGATTGAAGTACGCTGCTTGATAGCCAGGACATGATGATGAAGAAAGAGGATTAGTTATGCATAAATCTACAGCACCAGTACCATTCAATGCTTGCCAACTAAAAATGCTTGAACTTCCAGGAGTAATGTTTATACCTTGACCATGATATGCTTGGAAATATTCACCTTTGGATAAGTCACCTGCCATACCAGATGTAACTCTGTTCCAACTTACCATAGCACCAGCAATGCGAGTGTCTATTAGTCCAGATGAGTTAATTTTAATTTCAAAACTATTACCACCTTGTGAACTACAGCACTGACTAACACCATACCACCCATAAGTCATTTCGTTTGTGCCACGAAGATAATATTGATTATTATTATTCCAAGAATACAAATCAGTATGCAGACCATAGATGGTATAGTTGTATCTTGAATCTCTTGTGGTGCGTAAATCTACACCTTCACAGCAAGCACCACCTAATCCAGATGTTGCTGGATTTTGAAATGTAACTAGACCATTAGTCATTGCCCATGATGTAGTAAAGTTTTGTCCATAGAATGGGAATGTAAATCCTAATGGAACTTCATTATACCAATCATCCCATGTTGAAATATTTACAGCATTTGGGTTATTCTTGATTTCCTGAAGTGGTAATGCAGCTGATCCAGTGCCAACTGTAACTGACAAACCAGCACCACCTGGAATTGGTACTGATACTAAACCACCTGTTCCACCATTAACTGATGTCAACGTGAAATCTGTTCCTGGAATTTGTATTTGTGCTTTAGCTCTTGGCGCAAATAACGCCAATACAAAAACTAAAATCACTAAAAGCCAGAATCTCATTTAGTCTTTACTCTTGACTTTTTGTGGGATTCTTTCTGGATTATTTTCCCAGATTGCTTTTGCTTGCTCTCCAATTTTTCCATCAACTGGACATGGAGTTCCTGCGTTCATCATAGCTGTGAATACACGCTCATCTTGGCATAGTGTAGCAACTGCTGCAACTTTCATACCCATGTCATACATGGAACGAGCCAATTTTAATCTTTCGCAATTCTTGTCGGTCATGGTTGCACCGAATGAAATACCAAGAATTTGAGTTTGTGCTGCGCCAGATACACCTACTGCGCAAACGTCTGAGTTAATAACTGTGACTGCTGGAGCCACTGCTGTTGGAGGTGGGGATTTTACTGTTGTTGTGCTATTTGAAGTAGAATCTGTAGTGCTTCTACTAGTCGAATCAGTCACGATAGGCTGAGCCATCGCAGGGGACAAAACCATGACAAAAAGCACCGCTGTAGCGATCTTTTTAGTCATTTTAAACCTTTTTTTAGTTAAGCTGAATAATCTCACTAACTACCATGGTAACAATATTATTTAGGCTTTTTATTGCTTTTCGTGATAAGAAATTTACCTTAATGGCATTCTTGGAGGTTTTTCTGGTGGAAGTTGTATAGAGATATTATCTACAGCTTCAACATTAGACTCAAGTGTTATACGCTTTTCACGTTGACCGAACGTACCATACTCTTCTATTTGGGGATTAGTTTCTGGGATAACTACATCTACTTCTTTATTCATTTCAGCCATTTGTTCTGGCTCTAATTCTTCAGGTTTTTTCTTGCCAAAGAAGTCCTCAATAATTTTCTTAGATTCCACTGGTAATGGACTCTTTCTAAAGAACATATCAGACCACTTAGGTTTATTAGGTTCTTCTAATTCATCATTATCTTTTAAAATAATTGATTCAATCTGTTGATTACCTTCAGAATCAGTTTTTATTGTTACTGCTGGTTTTTGTTCATCATCTTTTCTCATCTGCCAGTTAGCAGCAACTAGCATTAAAACAGCGAGTGGATCAAATACAATAACAATCATGATAATAACCCAACGAACTGCTTTCTCAAGCAAATCCGTTTCTGGGTTATCACCGTAAAGTAGTGCTGCTATGTATTTTATCGGACCGACTTCGGCTTCGACTTTCCTGACTTCGCTGGCGATTGGCGCACGCTCTTCGTTGAGTTTTGCGATCTTGGCTTGCGCTGTACCGATTTCACTGAGGATTCGGTTTCGGTCTTTTTGCTGGTTTCTGCGGATGGTAATGGCTCGCTCTGCACCACCTGCGTCTGTGGTTCTTGCGATGGTTTGATCAACTTGAGAATCGAGTTGAGAAAGTTCTTTACGGCTTGCATTTATGTTCTCCTTTTCGGTTTTAATTTTTTCATCTATTAGCGCAAGTTTTGCTTGCACGTCACCTGTGGGTATTGCTTGATCCAAGTGTGCTTTACTTAGATATCCAAAAATTCCCATAGAAGTTAACAGCATCAATACTACTAAAGCAAATGTAAAGTAGGACTTCATCAATACTGGAATTTCTTTCCATGTTCGATAAAGCCATGACGCTACCACAAGTTTCGATGCTTCAAGCAAAGAACCCATAATGAAAATTGGAATTACAGCTGCAGCAAAAATTGCTACTAACCCCATGATTGAGTAGTAAGCAGCAACTGCTGATAGAGATAACGCTGTTATGAATAATAGATATTTCATAGTCTGTTTAGTATGTGTGATTTATGGACTCTTACTGAGATTTGTCCATTGTAATATTCTTCTGTCTCCAAAACTTTTCTTGAAAACTGCTCCCTTGCTTCGATGTATGAACACTCTGCCTTTGATTTACAAAAATGCAAAATTTCTCGTGTGAACGACCCCTCACCTAATCTCTCAACATCTTTATTTAATTCAATGCTAGACCCATAGTATGTTAGCCAGTCAGATTCAATTTTTCCACGAATCTTCTTTTTCTTTTTCGTTCCATTTTTCAACTTAACTGTTTTGTAAGTTGTCTTTGAGAACTTAGCTAATTTCTTACCTACGTATTTTCTATCGTTGGTTTTATTTGTAATCAAATAAACGAACCCAACACAATCCTCAGGTAATGATTCTACTACTTTGTTTTGATATTGCCACATTATTCTTCATCGTCTAGATCTTCCTCTTCATAGATGTCAGCAGAACAAACTGGGCAATATACCACATCTTCTGTTGAATGGTCATCTCCTTTGAGAACGATCTTTCCTCGTGCTCCACATGATTCACATTCAAAATATTTAGTCGACATTTTTGACCCTTGCTAATCCTAATGTATTAAAAATTTTATACCACATCCAACCGATATCAAACTCCCACCATTTTCTACTCAACTTGGGGTTTGCTGGTTCCGCATGATGATTGTTATGAAACTCTTCTCCACCAATAACAATTCCGAATATGGAAATATTCCTAGAACGATCTTTAGTATCGGTATTTCTATATCCCCACCAATGCCCTAATCCATTTATAACTCCTGCTGCCCAGAATGGAATCCAAATCATTTGAATACCCCAAATTAACCATCCCCATAATCCAAACAATGACAAGTTAATAATCAACAGTAGCATAATTCCTAGTCTAC